CGAGTCCCGCAGAACAGCATAAGCTAGAGTTAGACGCGGAGAACGCGAGTTTTACCAAGGCTACAGCGGACCTAGACAAGAATTCCGCAGATTATCAAGCCGCGCTTAAACGCCACTACGATAACGTAGCAACGATTAATACGCAGTACGCTAAGAAGACCAAGGTACACGCAGCACACACGAGCAACAGCGGAATTAATGCGGCAATCTCTCAGATCGGCGCTGATAACGCTGCGTTGGAAAGCCAGCGTAAGTTAGCTCTATCACAAGCTAAGGCGGATTACGACACGGGTAACAAGTCGTATGAGCAATATTACGCACAGGTTCACGACACTAACACCAAGATTCTAAACGAGGAGTTAGCGAACGCTGAGAAGCGCGCCCAAATTGCAGCGGGTAAGAAGGAGCAGACAGCCCTAATCTCCGCGCAGAAAGAGATTCAGCGTATCACGGACGAGCGGACTAAATCCGACCAGGCCTACACAGACGCTATCGCACTCCACGCAGAGAAGCGAGCGGATAACGTAGCGAAGTTCGCAGCGCAGCAGGCGTCTATTCAGGCAAAGCAGCAGCAAGGCTATAACGATAAGAACGCTACTCAGTTTATGAGTCCGCTACAGGCTAGTACTTATACTTCTCAGCAGCAGCTTTACGAGACGTATCTACAGAACGTTAAGGCTCTAAACGACAAGTACGAATTTACGCCCAACGCGGATAAGCTTCAGCAGGCGCAAGAGTTGCAAAACTTGCAAGAGTCCTATACCAAGCAGCAAGCCGCATTAGCGGGCCAGCTAGCACAGGAACAAACGGTACGCGATAGTTACTCAAACCAGATGCAGCTATCCCTAACAAAGATAGCGGGAGACGGACAGACTAACGCGCAGCTAGTAGGAGACGCTTTTACGTCAGTGTGGCAAACGTCCGCTAACGCATTGGAGCAGTTCGTTACCACTGGTAAGGGTAACTTCAGCCAGTTCGCGTCTAGTGTTATTGCTGACATGGCTAAGATTGCTCTCCAAGCTGCAGAGACACAGATTTTTAGTTCTATCCTTGGCTCATTCGGTGGCGGTAATGCTGGCGGTGTGGCTAACGGAGTTACATCGTTTGCAGGTGCGTTCCACTTGGCGGGCGGTGGCGGGGTTAGTGGTAGTGGGACATCTACCAGCGACAGTATCCCCGCGATGCTATCTAATGGTGAGTACGTTATTAACGCCGCATCTACCAAAAAGTACAGCGGGTTACTGGCAGCAATCAATAGCGGCAACTTGGGGCACTTCGCAAGCGGTGGCGCGGTTGGTACGGTAGCTAGCTCCAGCACGTCCGCAGCCAGCGGTAATAGCCCGGTTAGCGTGACTGTGAATAACAACGGTGGGAATGGTCTTAGCGATTCAGATGCGGCAGATTTGCACGCCACTGTACAAGCGTTCGTAGATAAGCGAATGGCACAGAAGATGCGCGGCCAGGGCGGATACGCCTATCAGATGAAGTACGGACAAATCTAACTTTAAGGAGGGACTATGACAACGCCCACATTTACATGGTCCCCTAGCTTAGAGATAGTTGGGACTACGAAGTATGCGGTGCGTGCCGCCCAGTTCGGAGACGGCTACGCACAGACGGTAGCCGATGGAATTAATAACCAGATGGACATGTATCCGCTCACGTTCTCCGGAGACGGAACAAAGATCGCTGCTATCAAAGCTTTCCTAGATTCCACCAAGGGATACCAGTCTTTCTTTTGGACTCCGCCCCTACGCGCACAAGGATTATTCCGCTGTGACACTCCGACCATTCAGCCACACGGCGCGAATACGTACACGCTAACCGTAAACTTTACTGAGGTTTTCTCCGCATGACAGTACTACAAAAAGTAAACCTAGGTACGGCTCCTTCAGGCTCAGACGGAGACCCGGTACGTACAGCGTTCGTTAAAGATAACGCTAATGTAGACGTGCTTAACTCACAGACGTTCCTAACTAGCGCTTCGCTGATTACTGCGGCACAGGCCCTTACTACGACACATATCGGTAAGCGGGTAAATATTAACCTAAGTACTGCGGGGACTATTAACCTCCCTGCAGCGTCTACGTGTGCTGTAGATCAAGTAACGCTGCTTCGTAATACCGGAACCACTATAGTTACCTTGGCTATTGCTACAGGCTCCGGTGATAACGTCTCCGTATCAAAGCTTAATCCTGGTGAAACTGCTTTGATGGACACGGACGGCGTACATACGTGGGCGTGCCTTATGAGAGGCCGTACTAACTCGGATAACGAGACTGTCAACGGGAATTTGACGGTAGGCGGTGTTATCACGTTTTCGGATGGTTCGAAACAGAGCACTAGCGCACCGTCTAGAAACTACCTGGATAACGCGGGCGGACTAATCAATACGCGCAGCTATGTAAGTGGCACTGCTACCACTTCGGCTAACCAATACACGCTTGATAGATGGCGCGTGGTAGCGTCTGGGCAGAATTTACAGTTTACAACTGGGGTTGGGGCAGCGCGGACAATGACGGCCCCAGCCGGTGGCGTGGAGCAACTTACAGACGCTTACGGTATGGACGGAGGCGTATTCACATTATCATGGACGGGAACTGCTACAGCAACGGTAAACGGCGCAGGCGTCGCTAATGGTTCAGCCGTTACGATACCAGCCAATAGTTACACATCGGTAAAGTTTTTCAGCGGAACATTTAGTAAGCCTCAACTTACAAAAGGAACTGCTGCCGTTCCCTTCGTGCCAGCAAATATAGCCACGGACGTAGCCGTATGCTCCAGGTATTGCCGGGTTGTACGTTATGACGATACTGGCTACTCGCCCGCTGGCGCAGGAATGCTGCGTAATATCCCGCTTGGGTTGCCTATGAATGCAACGCCTAGCGTTACCATTATCACCACTCCTTCATATGTGGGTTTAGCGAGTCCTCCGGTAATAACTCCGACAGTAGGATTCCTACTGGTTAACTTCTTACAGGGTGGCGCTGCTGGGGCGTACTCCATAAGTAACTACACTATGCTACTTTCTGCGGACTTTTAATGACAATTACCGCAGATATCCAGCAGCTAGAACCAGGCCAACTTATTGAGTTGTACGAACTAGACTGTACTAGCATGGGCGGTAATGTTGAACGGTTCCACGCGCACCTACAATCCGGTCCTATCCTGTGGCAAGGCGTGGAGTATTCCCCTTGGCCTATTCAGGCTGCAGGCTTTGAACGTACCGGGGACGCTAGCCAGCCCTCACCTACTCTCACAGTAGCGAACGTAGACGGAAGTATTTCCGCTTTATGTATCCTACTTGCGGACCTTGTAGGCGCTAAGGTTAAGCGTCATAGGACGCTATTCAAGTATCTAGACGGCCAGCCAGGAGCGGACCCTACAGCAGAAATGCCCGTAGAGTCGTGGTTCGTTGAGCAGAAGACAAGCGAGACTAACCTTAACGTTGAGTTTACCCTCTCGTCCGCTCTGGACTTCTCAGGTAGGCAACTACCTAACCGCCAGGTACTAGCTACGCTTTGCTCGTGGACTTACCGCAGTATCGAATGCGGTTGGACTGGTACAACGTACTTTGACGTAAATAACAACCCTACTACGGACCCTACACAAGACGTATGCAGTAAGAGGCTATCCGGGTGTAAATGTAGGTTCGGCGCTAACAATCCCCTTCCCTATGGCGGCTTCCCCTCTGCGGGAACTGCGGGTACGTTGTAATGCTGGCGTCAGTAAGGAGCGTTATTGCGACGCATGCGCTTGCGGAGTATCCAAGCGAGGCGTGCGGGGTTGTCGTATCCGGTGAGTACATCCCATGCACCAACACGGCGGAGACGCCTACGGAGGCATTCTGTATCGCTGCTGAGGATTATGTAGCAGCGGAGGACAGAGGCGTTATTGGGGCTGTAGTCCACTCGCACCCTGGAGCTAGGGCACAGCCCAGCCACGCGGACCTAACGGCCTGTGAGGCTGCAGGCGTCCCACTCTGGATCATTGTAAGTCTAGGTGCTCAGCCAGACGGCTCTATCGGTATTGAGGACTGGTGCGAATTTGGTCCTACCGGCTACGAGGCCCCGCTAATCGGCTGTGAGTTCTCACACGGTACTAACGATTGCTACGGCCTTGTTCGCAGGTACTACAGGCAAACACACGGCGTAATCCTTCCTGACTTCGAGCGCTCCGGGGAATGGTGGGCGGACGGGCGTTCAGACCTATACACGCAGAACTTTGGTGTAGCTGGTTTCGAAGCATTACCGCTAACTACGGAACCACAAACGGGCGACGTGCTGTTAATGAAGATTCGCAGCCGTAACAACGTCCCGAATCACGCAGCGGTTTATATCGGGGATGGTTTGATTCTGCACCACTGTTGGGGCCAACTATCTAGGCGCGACCAGCTACCCCGCTACCGGGATTACGTAACGCACGTCTTACGCTATAAGGAGGCGCTAACATGGATCAAGTAAAAACTATCAGGCTCTATGGAAAGCTAGGCGCTACCTTTGGCAGAGTACACCGTTTCGTAGTTAATAATCCTAAAGAGGCTATCCGCGCCCTTATCGCTATGGTTCCGGGATTCGAGAAAGAGCTAATGACTAGCCAAGATAGGGGAATCGGTTACGCGGTGTTCTGTGGTACTCGCAATATCTCAGAGAAGCAGTTAGCGTACCCTAGTGGTAGTGACGATATCCGCATTGCTCCTATTCTCACTGGCAGAAAAGCGGGCGGCCTATTTCAGATTATTGCGGGCGTAGCGCTTGCCGTGGTTGGTGCTGTTACTGAGTACTTCCTACCTGGGAACCCGTTCTCCACTGAAATGATGATGATGGGCGCAGCACTTGCGCTTGGTGGTATCGCTCAAATGGTATCAAGGCAGCAAACAACGCCAACTAACCTAACATCTTATAACTTTAGCGGCGCGGAGAACACCACGTCACAGGGCGGACCTGTACCGCTTCTGTACGGGCGTATGCGTGTGGGCAGTACAGTAATTAGCGAGGGTCTATTAGCTAAGGACGGTACTGCGCAGCTAGTTGGCAGCAACTTACAAATTACAGGGTAACTATGAGAACAGATACGCCGAGAGGCAGCAAGGGCGGAAGTAGTACCAGCCCTACACAGGCTCCTGATAGCCTTAGCAGTGTTACCTACGCGCAGATTATGGACCTTATCTCAGAGGGTCCAATATTCGGCCCCGCTGCAGGTAGTCCGGCACAATCGGTGTATCTAAATAATGTACCGCTACAGAACGCGGACGGGTCTAATAACTTCGTAGTAGACGGGTTCGATTTCCGTTACGGAGAGATTGACCAAACTTATATTCCCGGCTTTGATAGTAGTTCACAGGAAACATCTGTAGGCGTAGAGTTCAAACAGGTTACGCCGTGGAACGTTACGGTTACAGACCTAGACGTTAATGCTATTGTTATTACGCTTGGCGTTAACTCCCTGTCACAGACTAACAGTAGTAACGGAGACGTTACGGGCTACGAAGTAGATTATCAAATTCAATTATCCGTAGATGGCGGCGCGTATGCGGTAGTGGTTAATACGTCGTTCAACGGTAAGGCTTCCTCCACATACGAACGCTCACACCGTATCGCGCTAAGTGGAGCAACGTCACAATACGCATTGCGAGTTGTACGCACCACTCCAGACACTACTAGCGTATTCATTGCGGACACTACTACAGTGGTTAGCTACGCTGAAGTGATCGACGCTAAGCTTAGGTATCCTCTTAGTTCTGTATGCGCTTTGTCGGTAGACGCTGTGCAGTTCTCTAGTCTGCCTACCCGCTCGTATGATATGAAGGGATTGTTGATAAAGTACCCTTCTAACTATAACCCTACTACGCGCGCTTACGTAGGTACGTGGGATGGCACATTCGTTACAGGGTGGACAGATAATCCCGCGTGGATTTTCTATGACCTAGTGCTAAACAACAGGTATGGGCTAGGGCAATGGGTAGACGCATCAATGGTGGACCGTTTTGCTTTGTACATCATTGCTCAGTACTGCGATGTAATGGTATCGGACGGTATGGGAGGGCAGGAACCCCGCTTTACGTGTAACTGCTATATCCAATCCCGTGCGGACGCTTATAAGGTTCTACAGGATTTGGCTAGTGTGTTCCGTGGTATGGCGTACTGGTCTGCGGGTAACGTAGTAGCCACGTGCGATATGCCTACGGACCCGGTTTACATCTACACGGCAGCCAACACTATCGGCGGGCAGTTCAAGTACGTAGGTAGCTCGCTAAAGACCCGGTACACCGTTGCTCTTGTGACGTGGAATGATCCTAATAACAACTATCAACAGGCAGTAGAGTACGTAGAGGATATCGACGGCATTGCACGCTACGGCATTAACAAGGCACAGATTACCGCATTTGGCTGTACGTCTCGCGGGCAAGCTCAACGTGTCGGACATTGGTCTATCCTCACGTCCCGATTTGAGACCAACACCGTAACCTTTAGCGTAGGCTTGGATGGTACACTAGCGCAGCCTGGACAGATTATCGCGATAGCAGACCCGGCACGCGCGGCACGTCGTTTAGGTGGGCGTATCCACGCCACTAGCGGGACTAACCAGGTAACTCTAGATAAGGCTATGCCTGAGGCTGCGGTAGGCGATACGCTTACGGTAGTTACTCCCGCTGGTGTAGCAACACATTCCACTATCTCCCATATCAGCGGCGCAGTAATCACAGTAAATCCCCCGCTTGCTGCTGCTCCAGTAGTGGGCGCTATTTGGATGATTGAAAGCGCTACTGTTGAGTCAGCTTTGTTCCGTGTGCTTAGTGTGGCGGATAAAGGCGGAATAGCGTTTGACGTTACGGCTACACAGTATGAACCGGCTAAGTATGCGGCTATTGACGATGGCGCGGCTATGGATGTACGCCCAGTTACGGGGAATACATTTACTACACAGGTTCCTCCTACAGGAGTTACCGTAACTCAGTACGTGGTTGTAGATCAGGGCATAGCTAAAACCAACATGACCATTGCTTGGCAAGCTGCAGCGAGCGCAGTTAGCTACAAGGTGCAATGGCAGAAGGATAACGGAACC